TCAATCAACCAGCGATCCTGCTACTACTGGTGAAATTATGATGCCTATTGATTCAGGTGATTTTATCACTAAAAAAGGAGAATGGGAATATTCTACTATTCAAATACCAGATGCTGGTGGTTCCAGTCCACCTGTTGAGATTACTATGCATATGGTTGGTAATGATGTTGGTCAAAGTGTTGGTTTAATCCATGGTTATGGATTGTCACGTTCTAGACCTCAAGAAATAGATCCTAATACACCAACTGATGGTGGATGGATGTTACAAGTTTTTAATGAAGCTTCTAATCTTGAAGAAATCCGAGAGGATGTTTCTGAAAATAATGACCGTCCTCCTTATCGAGTTGGAGGCGACTCTGCTGACCCTGAGGAATATTATCCGGGTGGAAAGAATAATGCACCTGCTCTTGCTTTACATTCTAAGAATTATGTTACTACAACTACTGTTGGAGGAAAAACACATGCTGAAGGTGGTATGTTTGGTTGTGGTTTGTTAAGATTTGATTGGAGTGTTTCTAATTCAGATAGTATGTATCTATCGATTGATTTAGTCCCTGGCAATTATAAAGGATATTTAACGGAGGTTTACTGATGACTAATCCCGTTGAAACTGTTGTTGCTACTAGCAAGATGGCTCTGGTTATGGATCATCTTAAAAATAATCGTATTGAGTATTTGGTACTTGTATTATTCTCGCATGTCCTCGGCCTTACCTCTAAGGCTCAGGAACATGTTGCAGGAGTGTGTGCATAATGACTTGGAAAAAAGGAAAGATATTTAAGAAAGGAAATAGAACTGTTCGTTATATTTACAAGAACGGTAGAAAATCAACCAAGAAATTGGTTACCGTGAAAAAAGGTGGTCGTAGTTATCGCCGAAGATATTAATCTTGAACAATGTTTACAGTGTGATACTCGCACTTTGAATCGTTTTGTGGTCGAAGTGGACTCTGGACAGATTGTCCATTGTATTTGTAACACTTGTTATGCGGAGTGGGTTGAATGAAGAAAGAGATGTTTGAATTTATGATCCATTTAGCTGGTTATGAAAGTCCATTAGGTATTGAATATAATCCTATGACTACTTATCGACATTTTGGTGCTCCAAGAAATGTTCCTATGATGGATAGACCGTTTGGACCCGGTTATCAGACTCATCCTCATCTTAGTAGGCCTGTTTATGCTGGTGCTGTTGTCACTGGTGTTCCTTCAGTGGCTGCTGGTCTTACAGCTACAGTATATCCATTTGTTTTAGCAACTGCTACTCATCCTGAAGTTGCTGGACCTCAATATCAATCTGCTATGTCAGGTCAGATCAGTATTGGTTCTAGTGCATTGAATATGCCTCGAACGGAATCTTGGACAGATTTTTTTTCTTGGTCTTATTGGAGTGGAAATTGAATACACTACCTATCTTTCGTAGCGAAGCGGAGTGGCCCGCCGGCCCAGAGGCAAAGAAAAAGGGGGGGCAACTAACGGATTTATTCGGTAGTATTATTACCCCCCCCTGTTTAACAGTTCACATGGGAACCACTGTGGACTGGAAAACTGATGTGAAGATTAACAAAATTGGCATTTGTCGCAATTGCGGACAATGGGCATGTAGGTGTCAGTAATGACTACATTATTTGATTTTGGTATGATACATGATGATCCTAATGTTTGGGATGTAATTCCTGACATTGAATTTACCATCGATTCGTATGGAGGATCATTGGTTTTTTATTATGGTGTTTGTGATATTTCAACTAAATATCCATGGTGTATTACACCTGATCATGAGGTGTTTGAATGACTCAACAAAAGAGACATTGGGTCGGCACTATGTTTGCCGGCCATATAGGAATTGACGAGGATTGTAGTGAAGAGGAAATTATCGCTGGATTCCAGCGTGAATGGGATATTTTAGAAAATACTCCCAATATTAGGTATCTCGGCGGTCAGATTGAGCGAGCCGATACCGGAAGACTTCACATCCAATTTTACGCAGAGTTCTCAAAGTCCTATAGACGGAATGAGGTTTTGCGTAGTATAAGTGCTAATGTTGAACCCCGAAAGGGTAGTAGAGATGAAGCACGCAAGTATTGCCGGTCGAAGATGTATAAAGGCAAAGATAAAGGAAGAATTTTATTACTTCCTGAATGGGGAGAATGGAGAGTTGAAGCATCTGCGAAAGTCTCTCCCAAACAGCGTGCCTTGAATATGTTAAAACAAGGATTCTCACCTGAACAGATTTTACAACATGATCCGGATGTGTATTTTACTCACTACCGGGCAATTGAAGCAACCTATGGATTGATGACAAAATCAGGGATAATATTAAGTACCTCCGGCGAAGAGGAGTAATTATGGCGAAGAGACGATCTCGTATGAAGAGTATTCAACCGGCAGTGACACGGTTGTGGTTTAAGATTGATAATCGTAGTGATTATAATTATCTCGATTTGAGTTTAGCATGTTCTAGTGCGAATCGTAGATTTTACAGGCAAGGTTCTACTTGGGCTGTAGCTGGAATGGCTTTACATACTACTCCTGAATTATCAGATAATCCTGTAGGTTCATTTACTGTGAGCAAAATTCCCGATACTTGGGTTGCTCAAAATTCTCATACTAAGGCTAAATCCCTTTGGATGGAGAGTCAAAATCAGGTTTTAGATGACTCGCCTTCTTTGGCTGCTAAATATAGAGATTTTAAGATTTATATGGATAATGATATGGTTGGTGCTTCTATTCAATCAACCAGCGATCCTGCTACTACTGGTGAAATTATGATGCCTATTGATTCAGGTGATTTTATCACTAAAAAAGGAGAATGGGA